GCAATATCTTTTCCATGCGCCCACGATTGAGCGGGTAAAGGCACCAAAATTTGAATAGGTGCAACAGCAGGGGGGTTATCTCTATTTCTATTCTTCTTAAACTGGTTCACAGCTTTTTCAGCAAGAGCAACACCAAGATCCACTAACAAAGACGCTTCAGGCACAACATAGTCATATCCAATCATTCTTTGACCTCTAGTAGGTCCATCACCTTTAATCTGTGACAAGGAAGCAGGAATAGTACCAATGGCACCATCTCGCTTTCCATGAAACTTAGCATCAATAAATCGAATAAACACAGCAACACTCACAGACGCAGATCCAGTTCCCACTCGAAGCGGGTTTAGAACCTGTATCAAAACATTCACCATATTCAACACAGAGGCAGTAGCAACATTCAAATTGTCCAACTTAGTTTGTATAAACGGTTGTCGATTAACATAAGGGATTCTCAAAATTGCTTCGTTAGAACCTCCAGCATTTATCAACACATGATTTGTTTGTGACGCAGTATAAATATTGCGTCTCAAACCAGCATTAATATCAGCATTCAATTCATAATAACTAGCAACTTGCAACGATCCAGTCAAAAACATCTGAGCTTTCGTCTCAATTCTCAATTCCAAATCCCCAGACCACATATAATTCACATTAAAGGGTATCAAGGGTGGGGAATTTGCAGGAACATTAGCAGTCAGTACATCACGCGGTAACACATATTCTCTCAACATACCAGTATCCGTAGCATCCCATTCAAAATCATCAATCAAATACCATTGTTCAGTCAAATTAGAATAATCTCCTATAGCTTCAGTGGTAGTTTTAGTTAAAAAAACTTCCACCTACACTTGTAGGTATTCCAACAGAAGGATCAGTAGTAACAGCCAGATTCGTATGTAACGCAGTATCAACTTCAGCAGATTCTTCACCATGAGCACTTTCAGTAGGTCGTTCACTCTCGGGTACAATAATCTCCTTTCTAAAAGGTATTTTCGCCAATATTTGTTGATAACACATTTCATAAGCTTGTTTCTTGTTTCGATGTTCATTGTAACCAGATGATAATGATTTATCACAGTTGGTTTCAATCTTCA